AGGTCTGTGCGATCTCCTCATTCCCTTCTCTCTCACCCTTCCGGAGTGCTTCGAGTTCCTTGGATGCAGCAAGCTCTCGGAGCTTCGCGGTGGTGAGGTCGAAGAGTGCGGATTCGGTAAGGCCGAAGGTCGCGACCTGTTCCTTCGCGGCTTTCTCCTCGTCCTGGAGACCCTGGAGGATCTTCTGCTGTTCGACGAAGAAAGATTCAGCCGACTTCGCCGCGTCCGCTTGGGCTTCGTCGAGGCGCTTCATCTCCTCCCGGAACGCCTTGACATGCTCGTCGAGTTCCTTCGTGTCCTTGATCTTCTTCTTCGTGTCGTCCTTGACGATGTTCCCGACTGACTTCGATGGGCGAGTGACGACAGAGGTAAAGGCATCGAAGGGGCTGGCGAGAGGTCCGCGAGTGTTCCCCAGTTGCACGAGAGACCGTGCGGTCAGATCGCTTTGTCTGCGGAGTTCGTCGAGTCGCTCCGTCGCCTTCTGGATTCGCAGGGCGAGGCGATCGTTCCCCGGGTCTCGGCTCAGTTCCTCCTTCATCCGGACGATCGACTCGAACGCCCGATCCATGTCCGCCTTCAGCGTCTCTGATTGCCCCCGGAGCTTTGCCTGGGCTGACTGTCCGAAGATCGCATCGAACAAGGTCTCCCCGGTCTCCCGCGCCTTGATAAACGATTTGATCATCTCGTTTATCTGGGGCAGAAGATCACCAGCGATCGCTCTCGCCGCATCGGTGATCGACTTCCCGAGGGCGAAGATATTCTTGTTGAACTCCTCTGCGGCTTTCGCCTGTGCAGTTGTGGCGGTGGCGTTCAGTTGACCCTGTTCGGCGAGGTCCTTCAGGAATGGACCCGCTTCCTTGACCGACTTCCCGAAGAGTTCCTGGACCAGCCGGGCCTTGTTGCCGTCGTCGGCGAACTTCGACAGTGCTACTGCGGTTTGCCGGAGTGCTTCGGCGGGATCGATCTTCCTGAGTGCTTCGGCGTCCAGGCCGATCTGCTTCAGGATCGAATCATTCGTCTTGTCCTTGAGCGCCGCATTGAACTTGACGAGGATCTGACCGACGTCTTCTAGGGTCTGTCCGTTCTTCCTCGCCACATCTTCCAGCGCGGAGAGGTTCTCGACGGTCGCTCCGGTCGCATCGGAGAAGTCGACCAGCGCATCCAGCCCATTGATGATCTGGGCTGGCAGGCGTCCGAATGCGGCCCCGATCTGCTGCGTCAGGTCCGCCAGGAGGTTGCCGGCGAAGGAAGCCTTGAAGGCTCTCGCGGTTTCCTGCGCCTCCTTCTGGAGGGTCTTCAGACTCTTCGCCGCCCGTGCGGTGTCGGTCTGGAATGACCCCGTCCGCATCAGGAGGTCGAGGATGATCGAGCCGGCCGCCATTCAGGTCCCCTTACGCTTCGGAGGTTTCATGCCGCGGGCCCGGAAGGAGTTCAGGTCTGCTTCGGACCATCCGCTCGGGTCGGGTGGTTTGCGATGGAGGATGTCCAGGGCTTGTTCGTACTCTATCGCCCCATTGCTGGCAGCGGCGACGATCAAGGCCGCGGGCCTGAAGTAGAGGGAGCGGTCGTCGAAGGGGTGGAGCTTGTAGAACTCCGCCCAGGCGTCGAACTCGGACGGGGTAATGATGTCCTGCCATTCGGAGACGGAGCGGCCCCCGAGACGGAGAGCGAGGAGGAACCATAGCCAATCCTCGCCCCCGACCGCTAGTCTTTTCCCGGCGATTCACCGAGCGGCTCCCGCATCGCTCGAATGATCGCCTGCTGGACTTCAAACCTGAGGGTCAGCGCCTTCTCTACGTCGAGAGCCGGAGTTCCGTCCGGGTTGCAGACGGAAGCCGCGATCAACTGGGCACATGCCATGTCGAAGGACTCGTCCTCCGCGTTATCTCGGGTTTGCGCCAGAGAAACCCAATACCTCCGCCAGACCTTTGAACTCGCCTCCCGGAAGTGGAGCGGATGAACGCTCTCGTCTCCCAGCTTTACTTCGCGCTGGTAGACATCCGGGGAAGTGAAGAAGGCGGAGGGGAGTCCGCCGCCGCTCACAGGTCAGCAGTCGGGAAGTTCCAGGTCTCCGACCCGGATCGGAGGACCGTCAGGGTCCCACGGACGATCTCGTTCGTCGAGGCGTCGATCGTGTTCTCCTGGACCGAGCCGAGCCACTGGACCGAGGTCCGGTCACTCCCGGGGGGAGCTTGGATGTTCCCGTCGGTGTCCAGGGTGGGGACTGCGGTGCCGTCGGAGAAGAGTTCGATCCACTGCGTCTGAACGCCCGATTCCTTCAGGGCGATTACCCCCTGGTGAGCGGCGGAGCGCGGGATGAAGTTGTAGGGGATGGAGATCGGAGCCGGGGTTCCCAGACCGACCACCGTGGTCCGGTCGCCGACGGTGTCAAGGCAAGTCGTGTCGATCGTGTCCTTCGCCCCGCCGCCGACACCGGTCACACCGGTAGGACAGAGGAACTTGACCAGTTCCGGATCGGAGTTCAGGAAGGAGATGAAGTAGACCTCCGTCCCCTGTGTCTTGATAACGCCTTCGGTCATGATGGATCCCAGGAGATGCCCAGTGGGCGACGCCGAATTGTCATACCTAGGTGTTCTGTGTCAAGCAGTTCTCATAACGAAGAAGTCGAATTCGAGCGCAATCCGCCAGAGTTTCGTCTCGTTGTCCCTCTGGTCGATCGGGGTCGATGTGCAGTGGGCGTCCGGTTCGAGGGTGTCCCGGACCACTTCGGCGAGTTCCTCGCACCTGGAATCCCCATCGGATCCACCGCACCAGATGTCAAGCTGGACCGTCGACCTGTCCACCGCGGGAGTTTCGGAGAGGGTGTTCTCCGGAACCCCCACCACCTGAAACCAGGTCAGGTAAGGCTCCCGGACCCCCTTCGGGGCGGAACCGTGCCGGTAGATCCTGTCCCCGAGTAGAGCCACCACATCCGAGGAAGCACGGAGGAGGTTGTAGATGGGAGGCAACATCAGGGACTCCTCGGACCAGTGTTTAGGAGCTTCGCGGCGATCTTCTCGATCTCCTTCGGGAGTTCGGTCTCGACCAGGCGGATCGCTTTCTCCGCGTTCGCCTTGAATGCGGGGCGGATGAAGGGCTCCGCGGTCTGGTGGTGGGAACCGTACTCCTTCAGTTGCGCGGTCTTCACCGTGGAGACTTGCTCCCCTTTCCGGTTCCCGTAAATCTTCCGCTTGATGCGGACGAGGTATCTCTCCCCATTCCCACCGATGGGAGGTTTACCGCGAGAGACGATGACCGACTTCTGGAGGAGACCGGTGGTTTCATCATCCGGGTCCCGGAGGGTTTGCTTCAGGGCGATCCGCTCCGCCCTGGCGAGGACGCTCGCACCCTTCCGGAGGGCGGTCTTCACCGGACCCCCTCGCTTCGAGACCACTTCCGCGGGAAGTTGGCGGAGCATGTCCAATGCTCGCCCGAACCCGTAGGTCTGGAGTTCGATGAAGTCACTCATGGAGCGAACGATAACGCCGAAAGGCGAAGGAGAGGATGGAGTCTCTTCCAGCTTTTGTCTCGAAGTCCTGGGTTTCGAGATGCTGGAATCCGTGTCTGTCCATCCAGGCGATAAACCCCGCCTCCGTCCAATAGTAGAGATGTTCCCCGGGTCGGTAGTGCTTCGACTCCCTGACTCGCCGGAGGTCATTGAATATCGGAAGACTGGCGAAGACGTATCCCCTCAGGTCGATCTGCCTGAGGTAATAGCCGGGGTCGTCAACGTGTTCGAGGACGTCCCAGAAAGAAGCCGCCCCGAAGACATGAAGTCTACGGACGAAGAGGTCCTGTCGCTTCAGCCATTCAATTCCCGCGGGATTGACATCGTGCCCCCAGGTGTTCGGGCGCTTCCGGATGAACTCTCCCGACCCTATCCCTACATCGACCATCGGCCCGGGCCCGAAGTGTTTTTGGACCAGTGCGATTCTTCCCGCGTTGATCGCCTCGCCGATGTCCTTCCCTTCGTAACTCGCGCACTTGTCGTAATAAGCCGCGTCATAGTTGCATAGGTTCTCCCGGTCGATCTGGTAGGAGACCCCATAAGCCTCGCAGATCATCAGGTCCCCGTCTTCCTCTCCGGGAAGGTGTTCGATGAAGACGTCCATTCAGTCATACCCATTGAAGCCGACGACCGAGAAGGACCAGGCCAGATCTCGTTCTCCT